GGACGTATCCTTCGCCAAGTGCTATCGCTACGTAATCCACAGGATCACGCCTCAGCTCATCAAGGACACTCACGCGCTCCTCGGTATCGCTCAAGACGCGGTGTCCGATGTCAAGATCTCTAAGCGCAAGAAGCTCAACGCAGTAGCGATCCACTTCTCTACCTCTACCGAGAAGGCTTCCCGAGGCCAGCACTACGCCATCATCGACTGGGCTCCCGGTGGGATCTGGGCGAACGCCGATACCGTCAAGCCCGGCTTCTACACGACGCACAAGTACACGATCGTCCGACAGCATCAGACGAAGAAAAGGGGGGGGTAGAAGGTTCATTGGCTGCAGAAACGACTATAAGAATGGGCCACCCCGCCTAGAATTCACAGGAATTTATGGGCTCTATAGACCTTGGCGTTGGATAGGTAGTAAGATGAAGAGTGAAAGAGGAGAGGATAGACATGATAGAGAACTGGGAAATAAAAGAGGCAGTTACGAGACTCTTATGGGCTAGACCTGAAGAGCTTTCATCAGCGGCTTCCTTTGCGAAGGAGTTGATAGAAAGAATATCGGGGACACCTGGTGGGCACGAACACCTAATAGGAGAGAAACGCGCTAAGTTTTTCGCAACGTTCCAAGAATCGCTTGATGAATACAAGAGAGAGAGGAGAGACATAACGGTACAGGAAGCACTCAGGAAAGAGATTGACAAGGTATCAGCCATTTCGGGGGACAGCTTGCTAGAACCGGCAGTGAGATTTATGGCATCGAAAACGGTAAAGGATCTGATTGAGCTGAGGTGTTCGTTGACTTTAATCCAACTAGCAAAGGATGTCTAATGGCGGGGAAGAAGAAAGAGTGTTCGGTGTGCGGGTGTGAGCTGTCGGCGGCGTTAGCGGATCATACAGACCGATGCAAGGACTGTGACACGTTGAGGCCGATGGAGAGAGTAGAGCTATCAATCAGGAGCCGTCAGGCGAAGTTTCTCGCGGAGATAGCGAAGGAATTGCGGTACATAAGGAACCGGCTACCAGTGCCGGAAGGAGGGAAAGACGATGACGAACCATCCAAAGAAAACGACGAAAGCTAACCTGAAGGGGAGTGCTCATGTGGGGGTATCTGCTGGGGCGAATGTAGGTAAAGAAGCTCCGAAAGTAGAGCTGAATGAAACACCTCCAGCGGCACAGAAGAAAGCTACGCTTGCGAAGCATCTACGGCGTGACATCGTGAGGTGTTCGGCTTGTGGGAAGGATCACAAGCGGATGCTCTTCATTCTCAGGAAGGAATCATCTCGCGGTGAGTACCCCTACGCAGGGACGTGTCCTCTCTCAGGGAAGCAAGTTTTACTGAAGGCGAACGGCTGATGTCTGACGAACGCGAGTACAGCATCTTGATTCTCAAGTACGGGGCTCCTGATGCTAACCTGCGTTCATACGATCCGTCTTCCTTTGCCGATAAGAAGCTGCCCTCAGGGTTTGTTTCGAAGGAAGACGGGTTGTACTACGAAGGGACGTTCGTGCCGGGAGAGACACGCAGCGGGGTATTCATCGAAGTGAACAAGCAGCTCGCTACGTTGCTCGGGCTCGATCGGTAGGTGTCTTATGACAAACGGACCATTTCGGATCTTCATTTCTTCCCCAGACAAGGGTATCACGATGCTCTGGAAGATCCTCGATAGCGATGGGCGGGTACACATGGAGGGCCGTGGGCCGATGCCTGATTTCGCAGAGGGGCAAGGTCTAGTCGTGTCGCTGAATATGGAGATTGCGGCGGGGGATTTGCTCGCAGACGAGCTTGAGAAGCTGCCCGTTGATTCATCTGTAGTTGAAGGAATGCTCGGGACGAAGTTCATAGAGGGGCTGAGGGATGACTAAGAAGGCGATTCAGATCAAGTGTAAAGGGGCGTCAACGCTGCCGCTTGATTCCCTCGAACCATTTCAGGGCGAGTTCAAAAGCCTAGACCGTATCAATGCAGAGAGGCTCAAGAGAGAAATCCTTATGGACGGCTTCTCGGATCCCTTCAATATCTGGCGAGATCAGGATCATTTCTGGATCCTCGACGGGCATCAGCGCAGGCTTGTTCTTCTCTCATTGAGAAAGGACGGCTACGAGATCCCCGATCTACCTGTCGTCTGGGTAGAAGCCGACTCATTCGAACAAGCAAAACGGAAGGTTCTCGCCCAGGCTTCGCAGTACGGTGAAGTCGATCAAGCTGGCCTGATTGAAATGATGAACTCTGCCTGCTTGGAAACATCAGAGCTGATTGACACATTCCGATTCCCCGAGATTGACTTCGATCTACTGAAGGAACCGCCTGAAGACGACAGCGGCAAGGCTGCTGAGTTGATTGACAAGGCCGAAGAGCTGCGAGAGAAATGGGGCGTTGAGCGCGGGCAGGTATGGGAGATACCAGGCAAGGCTGGCGTCCATCGGGTGATGTGCGGCGATTCGACGGACGGCGGGGATGTGGCGTTGTTGATGGATGGTGAGAAGGCGTCGATGCTGTTGATGGACCCTCCATACGGTATGCGGTTGGATACTGACTACACGAAGATGCCTGACGTGAAGGTTAAGCCAAGGAAATATGCGCCTGTGATAGGTGATGACGCAGACTTTGACCCGCGAGGAGTTATGGAATTGTTCTCTGGGTGCAAGGAGCAATTTTGGTGGGGCGCAGACTACTATCGCAAGTTGATTCCAGATGGCGGCGCATGGCTAGTGTGGGACAAACGCGTTGAAGCGAACGACGAGGCTATCGGATCAGCGTTTGAGCTGTGTTGGAGTTTGCAGCCACATCGCAGACGAATCTACCGACAGAACTGGTGTGGGTTTACGGCGCACGATGCAGGCGAGACTAGGGATCATCCAACTCAGAAGCCAGTCAAGCTGTTTGGTAAGTTGATCGAATCGTTCTCCAATAGTGGCGATATTGTCGTAGATATGTTCCTTGGCTCAGGCACAACCGTAGTCGCTTCCGAGCAAGAGGGCCGTGTATGCCACGGCATGGAAATCGAACCGAAGTACGTAGCTGTGACGCTTGAACGAATGCTCTCTCTCGGATTGAATCCGGTGCTGTCAAATGACTAAACGAAAGACGACACCACTCCTGAAGCGTGGCCCTAAGCTGATCGAGGTCGATGAGTCCAAGATTGCGGACTGGGCACAGATTGGTTTTCGCTGGGCTGATATTGCTGTAGAGCTAGAGATGACCTCTCGAACTCTGCGGAGATACCGAGCGACAAACCCACTAATTGACCGTGCCTACGAAAAGGGACTCGCTCGGATGCGCAGATCCCTTCGCTCGAAACAGTACGAAATCGCCATGAAAGGCAACGTAACGATGTTGATTTGGCTTGGCAAAAATGAACTTGGGCAGGCAGATAAGAAGGACACGCGATCGCTACACCTTCATGCAAATGCGGACACCCAAGATGCCCTCTCCGCGTTGAACACTGAAGAGCTGCAAGAGCGCCTTGCCGTCCTTCGTGAGATGAGAGCCCTAGAGGATGTCATCGACATTGAAGGGGGTGAGGATTCTGTCCCAAGTCTCCCAGGAAGCGCTCAGGATTGAAGCAGAATTAGCTAGACGTGATCTAGAACAATTCTGTATTACTATATCAGAGGGGCGCTGGCAGACGGCGCCACATCTCAAGCTCATCTGCAATCTTCTGATGGAGGCCGAGGCTCACGTTGCCGCACAGCACGACGAGCCCTACCTACTGATGATCTCGATGGGGCCAAGGCACGGTAAGTCAGAGCTAATCAGCCGCCTATTTCCTCCGTGGTTCCTCGGTCGCAATCAGGATCTTGAGGCGATCATCGCATCCTACGGCGCGGACCTTGCCCTCGATATGAGCAGGGACGCTCGCACGAACTACCTCCGGGCGGCTGAGTTCTACGGATGGCCTGACATCTCCAGAGACTCCTCAGCCGTCGCTCGTTGGCATCTACAGGGTAAGGGCGGAAAGCTCCAAGCTGCGGGCGTTGGTGGGCCTCTGACAGGTCGCGGGGGGTCTATGATTTTAATCGACGACCCGGTAAAGAACATCGACGACGGCGAAAGCCTCATCGTCCAGCGCAGAGTATGGGATTGGTATCGCTCGACCGTTCGGACAAGACTTGCTCCAGGTGGCGCGATAGTTCTTTTAATGACCCGCTGGCACTCAGGGGACCTCGCAGGAAGACTTATTCGAGAGATGGATAAGGGTGGCGAACAGTGGAAAGTCGTGAGCCTGCCTGCACTGGCCTTAGATGGAGATCCTCTCGGTCGGAAGAAGGGTGAGGCGCTTTGGCCCTGGCGCTTCAACGAGAAGGCTCTCGCTGCGGTCAAGCGTGGCTTGGGCGGTCGCCTCTGGGGGGCTCTCTATCAGCAAGATCCTACTGCCGACATCGAAGGCGCTCTCTGGGATGCCGAGACGATGATCGATCCTTTCCGCGAAGCTGTCATCATCGAAGAGCTTGAGGAGATCAATGTCGCAGTCGATCCTGCAGGCAGTGGCCAAGTATCAAGCGATCTCACGGGGATCACTGTGCAAGGTAGACGCACAGACGGTCACGGTGTTGTTCTCAACGATAGCTCAGATCATTACGAGCCGGATGAATGGGGCACTCGTGCGCTAGAACTTTGCCTGGAGTTCAACACCCGCAGGATCGTTGCAGAGAAAAACTTCGGGTACATGCTTGTCAAGCGAAACATTCAAGTCTCATCTGCTGAGTGGGAAGGTCAGAAGCTCGACGGAGAGGATGTTGAGGTGGAGCTGGTACACGCCTCACGCGGTAAATTCCAACGAGCCGACCCTGTTGCGAACAAGTACAAGCAAGGCTTAGTCCATCACGATCTACACGCAGACCTTGACGACCTGGAAGACGAGCAATGCCAGTGGATTGGGAGAGGACCGCGTAGAAGCAAGTGGAGTCCCAATAGAATTGATAGCGTTACATGGGGCCTAACCGACCTGCTCATTGATAACGCAGGCGGTGGCGTCGATTGGATTGACCTCGGTGAGTAAAAATGCTATGGTAGCTCTACGTGTCGACTCCTCTCGGATTCCAACACGCGCATAACCTCCTTGAAGTACGGAAAGGCAGCAGTCCTCTTGGAGCGAAGGAGATGCCCGGCAAGCGTCTCCTTTCTCTCTGGCTTGACACTATAGAAGGGCTATAGTATAGTCGTGTTATTCGAGAGGAGTCAAGATGCGTGAATCACCAAGCGAGGAACTAGAGGCTTCTAGGATTAGCGGAGGAGATTTCCTTTCGTCACCACGAGGTTCCATGTGGGGAGCCTTCCAGAAAGGCAAATTAACTATCATCTCAAGCGGGCGTCAGGAATGGGAACATGTATCTGTGTCTCGTGCCAGCCGGGGCCCAACATGGGAAGAGATGTGTGTGGTGAAGGATCTTTTTTGGGGAGCTGACGAGACAGTGATTCAGTATCACCCACCACGTTCAGATTATGTGAACTTGCACCCTCATTGTCTTCACATGTGGAAACCCCATTCGCTATCGAATTACCACCGAAGATTTTTGTTTAAGGAGAGGCAATGACGGACCAAGACAAAACGACAATCTGGGTCTCCAAATCGACAGCGAAGAGGCTCAGGTCAGTTGGTGAGGAGTTCTCAGATTACCACAAGCCGAGCTATGACGAGATCATTCGACGGCTGATCAACTACCACGAAATCAAGTCAGGGACGGGGATTGATCCCGAGCTATTGAAATCGTCAGGGAAGAAGTGATGAACAAATGGACTGAGACAGAAATGCAGCTCGCTCTTTTCAGTTGGCTTGAGAACGCTGGCAGAACTCTAATCCTTCCGAACTTCACCCCGCGCAAGTGGCACGAATGCGATCTGTTTTCAATCACTACATCTCTATATTTCCACGAGATCGAGGTGAAGGTTTCAGTGTCCGACTTCTATGCAGACAAAGCCAAAAGAGAGAAGCATCGAGCCATGAGAGGTGACACGAAGACCGTGCATCACATATTGATTTCCATTAGAGACGCCGCTATAGTCCTCTATAGGCACGTACGTACGTACGCATACAGGGAGGCAGGAACAGTGAATCGGCGTTGCGTTGACGAACGCAAGGCGACTCAAGTGGCCGCGTATTTCTTGCGATCTGCTAGCAATCACATTCAACAGTACATCAAGCTTGCTAAATTGGTCTACTTTGCAGATCGTACAGCACTGCTGCAACTTGGGCGCACCATAACGAAAGGCCAACATTTCTCGTTACCTGATGGCCCAGTTGTGAGCGAAATCAACGACCTGCTATCACAATCCAAGTCCTCGAAGCGA